AAGGGTATGCGCGTCATCGTTCAGGGTCGCCTCACCCAGCGCTCGTATGACACCCAGCAGGGTGAACGTCGCACGGTCGTTGAGCTGCAGGTCGACGAGGTCGGCCCCTCCCTGCGTCGCGCACGCGCGCAGGTCACCCGCGCTCAGTCGCATACCGCGAGCGCGCCGCCCGCGAGCGCGCCGGGCTTTGCGGGACCTGCGCCTGATCAGGGTGTCGGCGAACGTGATCCGTGGGGAGCGCAGGGTGGCGCGGCGGCGTTCGGGTCTGAGCCGCCGTTCTGATCGGTGCTGCAGGTAAAGGAGTAGGGCTGTGAATGGGCTTGAGCTGTTTGAGTACACGGGGCACGAGATTCGCGTGCAGGTTGACGAGTCGGGTGAGCCGCTGTTTGTGCTTGCGGATTTGGCGGCGGCGCTGGGTATCGCCAACGTGACGCAGCTGCGGTCGCGCCTGAGTGATGACTTATGCCTGACATACCCCATGCTTGACCGCCTCGGTCGGTCGCAGCAGGTGTGGGTGGTGACTGAGCCTGGCTTGTACGAGGTGATTATTCGGTCGGATAAGCCGGAGGCGGCGGCGTTTCGCCGCTGGGTCACCACGGAGGTGCTGCCGTCAATCCGCAAGCATGGCCTGTATGCGACGGAGTCTGCGGTCGATGCGATGCTGGCGGATCCGGAGACGATGATCCGGACGCTGACGGCGCTGCGGGATGAGCGTGCGGCGCGTGTGCGGGCGGAGGCTGTGGCGGCTGAGGCTGTGGCTGAGGTTGAGGCGCAGCGTCCGCATGCGCAGCTGGGGCGTGCGGTCGCGGCCTCGGGTGAGGCGATGCTGCCGAGCGTGTTCGGGACGGTGCTGTCAGCTCGCGTCGAGGGGATGGGCCCGAACCGTTTTTGCCGGTGGCTGCGGTCGGCTGGGTACGTGTACAAGCGTGGTGGGCAGATGGTGCCGACCGCGCGGGCGATCACTCAGGGGCTGCTTGAAGCCTCGGAGGTGCAGGTGCCCGGTGGCGGCGTTCGCGTGCAGACGTGGGTGCTGCCGAAGGGTCAGGAGCGGTTTGCGCGCGAGCTGCTTGCTGAGCGGGCGGTGGCGTCGTGATCGAGAGGAATTGCCCGGACTGCGGCGAGGTCCTCGCTGCGGGGCACGCGCGTTGTCGGCCGTGCTTCCTGCGGCGTGAGGCGGAGTACCAGCGGTACACGGAGCGCGCCTGGATGGCGCGGAATTATCCGGGTTTCCGGCCCAGGTATCTGTTCCCGGAGGACGGTTGGGGTGAGCAAGAACAGCAAGCGACCGAGAAGGAGGTGGGCTAATGGCGTGGGTAAAGATGGGCGACGACGCGGACATGTATCCGCGGCTGATGGAAGCAGCATCACACCCGAAGGCGGACGCCCGCACTGTGAACGAGCTGTTCGGGTTCATCATGAGGTGTGCCGCGTACTCGGCGGCTCACCTGACTGACAGCGTCATAGAGATGGGCGTCGTTTACACGTATGCGGGGGGAAATCCTGACGTCCTGCAGATCGCGCTCGACACGGGCCTTCTCGAGTGGACGGACACCCCGAAGGGGCGGAAGCCGAAGCTTCTTGAGGATCCTGACTTTGTGCATATCCGCTCGCGCGCCGACGTCGAGTGGAGCCGCCAGCGCCAGCGTGACAACTCCGACCAGGCCTTGCGTCAGGCGGTGATCGCCCGCGACGGCGACCAGTGCCGCTGGTGTGGCGTCGAGGTCTACTGGCCTGGAAAGACATCGGCCCGCAAGGGGACGCTTGATCACTTGACGCCCGGGGAGGCTGGCACTGTGGACACGCTCGTCGTGGCGTGTACGCGGTGTAATTCGTCCCGAGCGGACGACCCTACAGGCTCGTGGGATCAGTCTCACGAGCTGCTGCCCGCGCCTGAACGGCCCAGGTACGGGACGTTCACGCGCGGCATGCTCGAACGCGCTGGCGTACTGCGCGGCGGCGACGCGGCCGGCGGAAAGGATGGTGAGCGTGCGAGCGCGCACGCGGCGGATGGCGACCCGGCCTCGGGCGCACCTACGACGGGTGTGACCTCGGGCTGCGCGGACGCCGCCGTGACTGTGAGCGCGCCTGGCGGCGCGACCGTGGGTATCCCGACCTGCGCGGATTCCGGTGAGTCTGATCAGCTCACTGTCGAGTCCGGCATCGGTGACCCCGGCGCTGCCCGCACACTCGCCACCCACGAAACCGGCTACAAGCAGGAGCGCGGATTCACCCCGACTGGCGTCGGACTCGACTCGTCCAGGCCTCTGGACTCGCGTATGCCCGGGTACGGGTACGGGTCGGGAGTCCGGGTAGGCAGTAGGGAACAGGTAAAGGGCTGGGAGCAGGTCGGGCAGGCAACCGCCTTACCTGATGCTGGCTCGAAGAAGCGCAAGCGAAGGAGAAGGAGCAGGAGATGAGTGACGGACACTCACAGGTGCTGGATCGGATCGAGGATGCGATAGGTGCCCTGGTGAATCAGAGGCATGGACCCGGGAGGCTGATCGGGGCCTGGGAAATCATGATCGAGACGATTGACCCGTCTCGTCCGGACGTGACAGCCTGGATGACCGACGGGCGCGGCTCGATGCTGGCGCGACGCGGCCTCATCGAGGTCAGCCGTGATCAGTACAGGGGCGACATCGAGGACGTGGTAGACGATGAGTAAGACATTGACTGGTGAGGTGTGCCCGGTGACGGGTGAACCCCTGATGCCGGGTGAGTTCCTGTCTCGGGGTGGGGCGGCGCGGCTGAGGGTTGCGACTCAGGGTCTACCCGGCCTCATGGCCGATCTCGCGTACATCACATCGCAGAGGCAGGTGCCGGAGGGGGGCGGGTCGACGGGGCACTCGGCGTCGTCGCCGCCGCTGCGTCTGGCGCTCATGCTTGAAGTCGACGAGATGGCATCGGCGTTGCAGACGTGGGGTGATGAGCTGATCCGTCTCGTCATGGGCCCGAAGTACAGTGTGCCCGCCCGGGATTGGAGGATGGTCGCGCGACTGTTCGCCGCGCACGAGGACCGCGTGCGGCGTTGGCCGCTGGCGGCGCAGTGCGCTGATGAAGTCCTGTATTCGATCAAGCGCTTGGAGCGTCTCGCGGCACCGGCTCATGCGAGGCTCATGTTCGTCGGCAAGTGCCCGAGATGCGGCGCTGACCTGCTCGCGCGGGAGGGCGCCGACGAGGTGAAGTGCCGCGAGTGCTGGCAAAAGGTCGACTGCCGAACGGCCGTCGTGCTCATGATGGCCGAGGCCAAGCGTCTTGAGCTGCCGCGTCCGCGTGCGACCAGGGTCGCTGAGCTGATCGTCGGTAAGCCGATCAAGGACGCGACCGTGCGGTCGTGGTGTCAGCGCCGGAAGCTGCGGCCGGTCTCGCCGGAGGTCGGGCACCGCACCTACAGGGTTGCCGACATCGTCGCCCTCGCGTCCTGACAACGCGCCACCCCCGGGCAGTACCTCACGCGCACCTGGGGGTGGCTCGTATCCGGAGGGGCCTCGAAACCACCCCCCGGGGGTGCTTGCAAACACCCCGGGGGGTGTTCTGTACCCAGGGGGCGTCCGAAACCACCCCCGGGGGGTGGTGTGAAACACCCAGGGGGCAGGTCTTGCGCAGTGCGTGCAACGGTGTATATTTCTAGTGTGGCCTTCCGCGTAAGTGGGGGGCCATTCGAGTTTGCGGCGAGGGGGTGGCGCGCATGGTGTCCTCCCGGACGGGCACGAGTCAGTACAAGCACTGGCGCAAGCGAGTGCTCGCGGCAGGCCGAGCAGCTGGCGTCACGCACTGTCCGTCGTGCGGCGTCGTTCTCGATTACGTGCGCACGTTGACGCCGTCGTCGGCGGAGCCTGATCACATCCTTCCTCATCGTTGGGGCGGCAAGAACGTCCTCGAGAACGGCCGAGTGCTGTGTCGTCGCTGCAATCAGTCGCGCGGCGATCGAGTGAACGTGCCAAAACGGCAGTCTCGGCCGTCCTCAGTGGACGTTGATTGGTGAAAACGCCCTATTTGTGGTGCGATTTCAACGCAAATAGGGGCGCCACCCCCTCCCTCCCCCACCGTGAGTGCCCACAGAGATATAGCGCCATACCCCCCCGCTTTCAGGCGGGACGGGCTGGAAAAATGCTGACCGGCTGTGTTCGTTTGACACGCGCCCGCTGGGGGTGTCTGGTGGGGGTCTGGCGCTCGCGGTAGGCGTTTTTCGTTGGTTTTTGGCGTTTTCGGGGGGGTGGTTGGGGTGGCGAAGAAGAAGGCCAGCGCGAAGAAGGCGGATGCGTTCGATGAGCTTGATGCCAGGAAGAAGTTGCTCGATCTGACCCTGGCGTCCCTCGAGTACGCCGAGTCCGACAAGCGCGCGCCCCTGATTCGTGAGGCGCGGGCGCTGATTTCGGAGATTTCAGGTACCTCGGGGGCTGCTGTCCCCGAGTCAGTGAAGGGCGAGGGGGGCCAGGTTGTCGACTTCCAGAAGCGATTGGCGAAGCATCGAGCAGGCTCCCAGACTGCGGGTCGCCGTTGAGCGCCGCGCCAAATCCTTCGGCGAGCTCGCAGGCGAGTTCGCATCGACGTTCGGGCTGATGCCCGATGCTTGGCAGCAGCTCGTCCTTGACGACTGGCTCGCCGCCTCAGCGAAGGACGAGTGGAAGCACCCCGTCGCCGGACTGTCTGTCCCGCGCCAGAATGGCAAGAACGCGTTGCTCGAAATGCGTGAGCTTTTCGGCATGGTCCTGCTTGGCGAAACAGTGATTCATTCGGCGCACGAGGTCAAGTCAGCGCAGGCGCACTACCGGCGTTTCAAAGAGTTTTTCGGGAAGAAGGCCGATGATGAGGCCGCTCGATACCCTGAGCTCAACGCGATGGTCGAGCAGGTCCGCAACGTCAACGGCCAGGAAGCGATCATTCTCAAGAACGATCCGTCGCGCGGCTGGCACGGCGGATCGCTTCGCGTGATCGCGCGGTCGAAGTCCTCGGGCCGTGGTTTCACCGCTGATCTGATCGTCCTCGACGAGGCGCAGGAGCTGACCGAGGACGCGCTTGAAGCGATCACCTCGACCGGCTCGGCCGGCCACCTCGGCAACTCCCAGGTGCTGTACACGGGCACGCCGCCAGGCCCGAACGCCAACGGCCAGGTGTTCGAGCGCATCCGCGATCAGGCGCTGTCTGAGCATCCCGGCGCGATGTGCTGGCACGAGTGGTCTGCGGACCCGGACAAGCCGCTGCGCATGGACGACGTCAAGACCTGGGAAGCCACGAACCCTGCGCTACTGGCGGGCAGGATGAAGCGAGCGTTCATTGAGCTTGAGCGCAAGACGCTCTCGGATGAGGGCTTCGCGCGCGAGCGTCTCGGCATGTGGCCGGCCAACGCGGGTGCGTCGCGGGCCATTGACCCGACCACCTGGGACGCAACGACAGCAGATGCGCCGGCAGACGGAATCCGATCCTTCGCCGTCGCTTTCAGCGCGGACGGCAAGCGGCAGGCGCTCGCGGGCGCACTGAAAACCGGCGCCGGCCCCGACGTGCGCTTCCATGTCAACGCAATCGACACGTTCACCGGATCGACGGACGACGGCGTGAAGGCCGTCGCCGACTGGCTCGCAGCCCGCAAAGACCGGACCGCGCAAATCAACCTCGTCGGCGGCTCCGGCGCGTCGGCGCTCGCGGACGCTCTGCAGGTCCGCGGCGTGCCCGCTCGGATCGTGCACATCATGACGACGCGCGAGTATCTAGAGTCGTGCTCGCTGTTCTTCGAGGGCCTGCGCGACGGCAGGATTACGCACCCGGCCGGTGACCCGGAGGATGCGCTCAACACGGCGGTGGCCGTGTGCGATAGGAAGATTCGCGCCCGCGACGGCGCGTGGGGATGGGAAGCGAGCATTCCCGATGGAGATGAGACCCCGCTAGAGGCCGTGTCTGCGGCTGTCCTGGCGGCTAAGACGACCCGGCGCAGGCCGGGCAAGAAAGCGAGGGCCCTGTGAGCGCCAAGAAATTCATGCTCGCGACCCCGGTGATGTTCTCGGCTCCGGCCGTGCCGGGGTTGACGCCCGCAGAGCAGGCGGCGCTCGCTCAGCTCGTCGAGCTCTGGCGGACCAAGCAGCCCAGAAACCGGCTGCGGCAGGCGTACCTCGACGGCGTCGTTCGACCGGACAACCTGAATATATCGGTGCCCGACGACATGGTCGACCAGCTCGGTGCGGTCATCGGATGGCCCAGAAAGGTCGTTTTCGGCCTGTCGGACCTGTTGATCTGGGACGGAGTCACCTCATCGACGGGCAGCGATAATCCCTTCGAGATCGATGACCTGCTCGCGGCGACCGGCTTCGAGCTGGAAATCGCGCAGACCATCCCCTCATCTCTCACGCACTCGGTCGCTTTCCTGACGCTGCGCAAAGGCGTCGAGGCGGCAGGAGAGCCGACAGTGATCATTCAGGGCCACTCGGCGGACTGGGCTGCGGGTCTCTGGGACCGCGTGCGACGTCGCCTGTCCTACGGGCTGACTATCGATGACATCGACGATGGCGGACGGCCGATCCGCTTCACCCTGTACACGGTCGACTCGACGTATGTCGTCGAGCTGAATGCAGCGTCGGCCTGGCGGATCGTCCACGCCGAGCTGCACGGCTTGGGCGCGCCCATGATGGAGGCAATGCCCTTCGAGCCCTCGCTCGACCGTCCGCTCGGGCGCTCGCGTATCTCCCGCGACGTCATGAGCATCACCCAGCGCGCGATGCGCACGGTGCTGCGTGAAGAGCTAGCGACGGAGCTTTTCACAGCACCGGGCATCCTACTGTCGGGCGTTGACCCTGATTTGATCAGTGATCTGCGGTCCTGGGACTGGAAGCTAGGCACAATCAAGACGATCTCGTCCGGTGAAGAGCCGGACGGGCCGAAGGTCACGGTACTCCCCCAGCAGTCCTCACAGCCGTTCACGGAGCAGATGCGTGCGCTCGCGACCGAGCTGTCGGGCGTGTCGTCGCTGCCGGTCTCGTCGCTCGGCGTCATTCAGGACAATCCGTCCTCGGCGGAGGCTCTGTATGCGGCGAAGGAAGAGCTAGTCATCAAGGCAAAGAACGCGCAGCGCGTGTTCGACGCGGCCCTGACTCGCGTGTATGCGCACGCGGTGATGATGAGGGACGGGCTTGATGAGATGACGCCGGAGCTGCGGTCTCTGGCGACGCGGTGGGGCGACCCCGCGCACCCGTCGATTGTCTCCCAGTCTGACGCGATCGTGAAGCAAATCAGCGCGCTGCCGTGGCTTGCTGAGTCCCCGGTCGTCCTCGAAGAGCTCGGTTATTCGGGCTCGCAGATCGCGCGCCTGATGTCGGACAAGCGCCGCGCGGAAGCGTCCGGTCTCCTTGATCGACTGTCCGCGGCTGATGCCGATGCCGCAGACGCGCCTGCTGCGACCGAAGAGAAGTAGAGATCGTGAGGAGGCGGCGTGCATATCCACGACGTGCAGCAGCTCGCGCGGACGCAGAACCGCGCGGGCGATGTTGCTGAGCGCCGGATGCGGGCGCTGTGGAAGCGCCTGCCTATCGATGATCTCGGGACGCTTGAGGACGCTCTGTATCAGCTGTATCCGCGCCTCGTTGAGGAATCAGCTGAGGTCGCGTCGTCGGCGGCGCTCGAGTGGTACGAGAAGCAGCGCGAGGCCGAGGGCGTCGCGAAGGCGTACTCCCCCGTGATGCCGGCCGGTCTCGTCGATGAGAACGAAGCGGCGAAGATCGTCGGGGCGGCGATCCGGGATCTGCGCGAGGGTACAGGACGAGCGAGAGTGCTCGCGAGGCTCACTGACGGCGCCCGCAAGCTGATCTCTGACGCCGGCCGCGCGACCACGCAGCACGCGGCCGAGCGTGATCCGAACAAGCCCCGATACGCTCGAGTGCCGACCGGAGCGGAGACGTGCGCCTGGTGCATGCTCTGGGCCTCTCGGGGTTTCGTCTATAAGAGCGAGGAAACCGCGCAGTTCAAGCGCTCACACTTCAAGTGCGACTGCCAAATCGTCCCCTCGTGGGACGCTCATCCGCGCGTCCGGGGATACGATCACACACAGTACGAACGAATGTACCAGCAGGCGGTCGATGACCTCGCTGATGAAGGCACGCGCACAGACGACATCAAGAGGATCACCGCGCGTATGCGCGAGCTGTTCCCCGACCAGCTCACAGACGGGCACACTACAAAACGGGTCTCCAACGACGGCACTCTTCAACGTCATGTGATCGACCAGGACCGGGTCAGCGCCCGCACGGTTCTTCGGGAGCGTGGGTTCACACCGGGATCCGCGCACAGAATCCCGCCCCGGGAGATGACGCAAGCGCCAAAGTCATGGCCAGATGAATTTCCCCCGCTTCGTGCGAGGGAGTGGCGTCATACCCTTTATGGGCGAGAAGGCTCAGGAGGGCACCTGGCGGGCTATGGGTGGAGATTCGGGAGAACCGAATTTCCGCCGGATTGGACTGCAGACGACATCCTGCAGGCGGGCGCTCAAGTGCTGCGAGAGAAGGGCATCCTAGAGGGCGTCAGCGTCGCGTCTGCCACTGGTCAAGTCAATGGGGTAGAGATTCGCGTCGCATATAGAAATGATGCGAAGGGACGTCGCATAAAAACTATCACTCCACTTGGAAAACGTCTATAATGCGCATATGGAGGTTAACGCCGTAGAGCAGTTTGTACGTGACGCTATCACAGAGCTTGACGCACTGGGTGCCCGTACCGAGGTGGATTTTCTGCGCATGATGCTTGAATGCGACGGCCCCGACGTCGACGGCGCAGTCTCGTCACTCGTCAAATACGGAGCCGTCACGGCCACATGGATTGAGCGGCTCGCAGCGATCAACGAGAAAGCAGCGGGGTTCTTTGATGAAGAACTCGCAGAACTACGCGAGGGCATCTCCACCACCGAGGCCCCAGCAGCTTAACCCAACACCATCACCAATCTCCCCCGTACCGAACGCGGTGCGGGGTTTTGTTATGCCCGATTCCGCAAAGGCATCGGGAACCACGCTCTCCGCAAAGGAAGGTAAACCAATGGAAAACACCACCGATCAGGAGGCCACGGACGGCGCGCAGGCACCGACCGAAACCTCCCCCGCCGCCGCTGATGCGGCCGTCCAGGACACCGACCGCGCCGAAGCCGCAGAGACCTCGCAGGAGGCCACGCAGGACGAGGCCGCTGAGGACTGGAAGGCCCACGCCCGCACGTGGGAACGCCGAGCTAAGGCCGACCATAAGCAGCTCGAAGCGCTCACAGAGGCGATCAACGGCAAGGACATCACCATCGAGGAACTGCGCTCTCAGGTCGCAGCCCTCGAAGCGCAGGCGCACCGAGCAAAGCTGATCGCCGCCGCCGCCTCCGAGTACGGCGTCCCCGCCGACCTCATCCACGGCGACACAGAGGACGAGATTAAGCAGATCGCGCAGCGACTCGCAGACTGGCGAGGCGCCACGGCCACCCCGGCCGTGCCCGCGCTCGCGGATTCGGGTGCTGGTGTTTTCCCGCCTCGCGCGTCGTCTCTGTCTCTGGATGAGCAGATTGCGGCGGCTCAGAGCGCTGGCGATTTCAAGCTGTCGGCGCGTCTCAAGGCGGTCAAGCTCGCGGGCCTGACCACCGACAACATCAACTGACATTCATTCCCCTTCTCTTGACAGGAGATTCCGTATGCCCGGTATTACCGAGATGGCAACCACGTACAATTGTCCGAATTACGTCGGCGAGCTCTTCGCCGCGTCCCCGGAGGACACGCCCCTGCTGTCCTCGATTGGTGGTCTGACTGGCGGCGAGTCTGTCGAGTCGACGACTTTCGGCTGGCAGGTCACGGACCTGCGTGACGCCGCCGACAATCGTCAGCGCGTCGAGGGCGCGGACGCGACGGCTTTCGAGACCCGTACTCGCACCAACGTTGAGAACGTCCTGGAAATCCACCAGGAAGCTGTGTCTGTTTCGTACACGAAGATGGGCGCACGTCGCCAGTACGGCCCGTCCGGCACGGCTGTGCAGCTGGGGTCGACGACGCTGCCCGCTGACGAGCTCGCCGAGCAGCTGCAGGCGCAGATCAAGCAGATCGCCCGAGACGTCGAAAAGACGTTCATCACCGGAACGTTCGCGAAGCCGACCACGAACGCGCAGCCGCGCAAGACGCGCGGCCTGCTGCAGGCCATCACAACCAACGTCGCGACGACCACGCACAAGGCCAGCGAGCTGACCGCAGACGACGTCCTCGACCTCATCCAGAAGGTCTGGGACGGCGGCGGAGTCCAGGAGACAGAGACCCGCACGATCATTGTCAACTCGACGCTCAAGCGTGCCCTCACCCGTCTGTTCGTCAAGGACGGCTTCAAGCAGGAAGATCGCAACGTCGGCGGTGTCAACCTCAAGATGCTGGAGACCGATTTCGGCTCCTTCAACATCATGCTCAACCGCTACATGCCTGCGACGAAGCTCGCGGTCGTCTCCCTCGAGCAGCTCGCGCCAGCGTTCCTCGAGGTGCCCGGCAAGGGCAACTTCTTCGCGGAGCCCCTCGCCAAGACCGGCGCGTCCGAGAAGGTCCAGCTGTACGGCGAAATCGGCCTCAAGTACGGCAACGAGAAGGCGCACGGCGTCCTGACGGTGGCGGCAGGCTGATCAGCATGGCAAAGAAGAAGATCAACATGGTAACGCTCCGCTGCGACGCGATCCCGACCCTGCTCATCACCAGCCCGCACGTCCAGTTCGAGGACGGCCAGGCGACCGTCCCGGCCGCTGACGCCGAGATCATCCTCGGCGTCCTCGGCGACGACTTCGGCATCACCGGCGCGGACGGCGACCCGCAGCCCGAACCGGCACCCGAGGCGCCCGCTGACGCGGAGGACGCGCCCACCGACTAGCAGCTAGGAGGCTGAGCATGGCACCAGCAGCCGACCCGCTCGAAGTCAAGATGACAGCCTTCCGCATCCGCTACGGCCCCTCCGAGGAATCCCAAGTCGGCCAGCAGACCGTTGAAGCGGCCCTCCCCCGAGCTGCGCGTATTGTCCGCGACGAGCTCGCCGCAGACGGGATCGACCTCGCCGCCGCGCTCGCGGACGGGTCGATCCGGCGTGACTCGTATGAGGACGTCGTCTGTGACATGGTGCGGTATGCGATCCGTCAGCAGGCTGATGGTTTCGCATATGGTGCGACGCAGTCGACGGTCACGGGCGGGCCGTATTCTCAGTCCTCGACGTTTAGCGCGCCGGTGGGGTCGATGAGCTTCACGCGGGTGCACAGGCGTCGGCTCGGGATTCATCTGACTCGATTCGCGTCGGTGCGGACGATTGGGGTGCGCTCATGATCTTCGGAGAACGTATCGCCCTGAAGGTCAGGCAGTCGGGGTCGCTCGACGAATTCAGAAACGAGCGGGCCGAATACGGCAGTGCGCAGATGCTGAATAACGTATTGGTCGCTCCGTCCTCGTCGCAGGATTTGGGGGCGGAGCGGCCAGACGGTGACGCGACGGTCATGACTTTCCATTTCCCTAAGACCTATATCGGGAGCTTGAAAGGCTGTCTGATCGGCTGGAAAGGGCAATGGTGGGAAGTGATCGGCGACCCGCAGCCGTACTCCAAGGATTCGACGCCTGGCATGTGGAATCGGCCTGTGCAGGCAAGGCTGGTGAAGGGGTGACGCAGGTGAAGATCAAGATCGAAAATGACGCCCTCCGGGCTTTGTCAACGCCGATGATTGAGTCCGCTGCAGAGCGGATCGCGACGGCGGCGGGCAAAGGCTTCGAGGCGTCTGTGCAGCAGGGCAAGACGAGGCCGCACGGCGTCGTCAAAGCTGCGACGTTCAAGGCACGCCGCGACAATGCCAGGCATAACACGCTCTTGAAGGCGCTGAATGCGGGGCGTGTATGACGTCGTCGACCGCCGCGCTGATCGCCTACTTGAAGCGGAAGTTTCCGGGCGTGCCGGTGTCGAACCGGGTGCCGAACGATCGACCCAAGAAGTTCATCACGGTCGACCGCACGGGAGGGCAGCGCACGCACCTGTGGGACTCCCCGATGTTCGCAGTCCAAACCTGGGCGCCGACCGAGGTTGAAGCGTCTGCGCTTGCTGATGAGGTCGCTGACGCGGTCCTCGCCTGGCAGCTCGACCCAATCGTCGCGTACTCCGCCGTCAATGCGGTGTACGCATTCCCGGACCCGGATGCCCGGGTTCCGCGTTTTCAACTGACGGTGAGCGCCACTTTGGCGCTCACCTGACACAATTTTCTCTTGACAGGAGAGTCATATGGCAGAACACAATTCTGCGCTTGTTACTGCGGCTAAGCCGCAGAAGGGCGGCGCGTTTTTCGCCGCTCCGCTGGGCACACCGCTCCCCGCTGATGCGACGACCGCTCTCAACACGGCGTTCGTGAAGCTCGGGTACCTCTCGGAGGATGGCTTCGAGAATCCCATCGAGACCGAGTCCTCGGACATGAAGGCGTTTGGCGGCGACGTCGTCCTCACGCAGCAGACCGGATACAAGGAGACGTTCAAGACGAAGCTGTTGCAGGCGCTCGATCCCGACGTCCTGCGCGAAGTTTTCGGACAGGAAAACGTCACGCAGCAGGGCGGCGCTGACAAGCCGATCAGCGTGCGTCACAACTCGAAGATCCTGCCTCGCCGCGTCTTCGTGTTCGAAGTACTGCTCACAGGCGGCCTCATCAAGCGAATCGTGATCCCCGAGGGCCAGATCACCGAACGCGGCTCCACCGTCTACAAGGACGGCGAGGCCGTGGGCTACGAGGTGACGATCGCCGCGTACCCGTCCGCGAAGGTCGAGGGCGACTGCGCCCGCGAGTACATCGCGAAGGCAGCAGTGGTCTGATTGACCTCACAGTCGTGGAGAGGGGCGGAGCCTGCCTGACCACCATCCCCGGGGCGCAGGCAGGGTCGC